CCGCCGATTAGAGGATTTGCAGACACTTTTATTGAATGGGAAGGACTTGAAGTAGTAGGAGAAATCAAATCTGCTAAGCAGGAAATCTTTGATATACGTCAAGCAGAAATGCAAGGTTTGCCATACCATAAAATTCAACTGCTTACTTATATGAAAATTCGTGGTGCAAAACAAGGTTTCTTTTTCTATGAAAACAAAAATGATAATTCATTTTTAATCATTCCAATTAATATGGATGATAAAAACACCGAATTAATCAACGGTGTTTGGGATTGGATGAGAAAAGTTTATAGTGCTTACAAAGATAATACTCTGCCAGAACGTACATTTACTAAATCCCAGTGGGCATGCAAGGGTTGTCCAGTAAAAAAGGTCTGCTGGGCGGATAAAAAAGATCTTGGGGAAGTTGATATAGAACCTTTGGTGCTTGAAAAATGATATGCGCTTACGAAGAATGTAAAAAAGAATTTACTCCTAAGACTCATAACATGAAATACTGTTCTGATGAATGCTGCAGAATTGCAACTAATGATAAGTTGAAGGAAAAGTATTACGAGAAAAAAGCTCGCCTTAGTGGGAAAGAAAGACGATGCAAAAATCGTGGATGCAATAGTAAGTTAGTAATGTACAATGAATCTAATATATGTTCATTGTGCAAGGCAAAAGAAGAAAAAAGTAAAAGAAATGATTTAATAGAAATGATAAAGCGTGTCTCTGGCTAGTTTATCCCGACCTTCAGCCCACAGGGTTCTTGGCATAGATGCCAGCACCAATAGTTTTGCTTTTTGCTTAATGCATGAAAAAACTGCAGTAAAGTGGGGTGAAGTAACTTTTGACGGGGCGGATGTTTATGAAAGAATACTTGATGCAAAGCGTAAGATAAAATCCTTTAAAAATGAATTGAACTTTGATTTTGTAGTTATGGAAGCAGCAATTTCTGTAAAATCTGTGGCTACTGGAATTAAGATGGCATACGTATTTGGTGCTATAATGGGAGAGTTACTTAGTGATAATGTTGAAGTATTTGAAATTCATCCAATAACTTGGCAATCATACCTAGGTAATAAAAATTTTACAAAGGTTGAAAAACAGGCGGTCAAAGATGAATTTCCAGGCAAGTCAGAAAATTGGTACAAGGGTAAAATCCGAGAACTTAGAAAAGCTCGGACAATCAACTTTGTTAAAACAATGGGAATTGACACTGAAAATGATAATGTCGCTGATGCAGCGGGAATAGCGTGGTACGCAATAAATGAAGTTGTGTGAGGAGGTATAGTGGCTAAAGGATACACACCTTGGGAGAACAAAGACTGGGTATATAAAAGATATGTACTTGAAAAAAAGTCTGTTCTTGAGATGGCTATGGAGGCTAGATGCTCTCATATGACAATTCAAAGAGCATTAGAAAAGTTTGATCTCATAAAAAAACCTAGAAAATGGACTAAATAATGATACCATTATTAGCAATACCAGTTTTAAATAGATATGATTTGTTAGATCAGAACCTAGAAACAATTGATTATCCAATAGGTGAAATACTTATTATCAATAATGGTAAAGAAAAATATGAGCCTAAGCGTAAAGATTTAAATGTCAGAGTTTTAAACTTGCCCTCTAATTTAGGTATGTCTGGATCTTGGAATTTAGCAATTAAACTATATCCTCATAATGAATACTGGATGTTTTCTTCAGCAGATACACACTGGATACCAGGGGCTATGGAGCAGTTGCATAATGCAAGTGGCAAAACAAAGCTTGTTATGACTAGTGAGGCATGGAGTTGTTTTTCAATAGGTGAAGACATTGTTAGAAATGTTGGTTTGTTTGATGAATACTTCTATCCAATTTATTTTGAAGATAACGATTATTACGAAAGAGTAATGCGTTCAAACATGAAGGATGGATATGTTCAGGGAACAATTCAAGTTAATATCCCGTCTGGCCCATCCCAAACTATTAATAGCGATGAAAAATTAAAAAATAGAAATCATACAACCTTTGAAATTAATAAAACTTATTTTAATAAAAAACATTCTGAAGATTTTAAAGTAAATGGAGTTTGGAATATTGATCGTAGAAGGGAAAATGAATGGCTGCGATAATTGGATTACTTCCAGCATCTGGTAGTGCATCAAGGTTAGGCGGTATTCCAAAGTTCTGTTTACCATTAACTGACAAACAAAACATATTGCAATGGCATGTAGAGCAAATGCTCAAGGTGTGCGACATAGTAAAGATATCAACTAGAAAATCTTGGCTTCCAATTGTAAATCAAATGGAGCTTCCGCCAGAAGCAGTTGTATACGAAATTGAACCATCAACAATGTCAGACGCATTAGTTAAAATGATGGTTAACCCAAATTCTAAATATATTATTGGGATGCCAGATACATACATGCCAGGATCTAATGGGGAATTCTATAAACAACTTGCAGAATCTGATGCAGATGTCACACTAGCAGCATTTGATTGTCATCAAGATCTTATGGGTAGGGTAGGACAAATTAAGTTTGATGAGTTTGGCAGAGTTGTTGATGCTCTTGACAAAACTACAGGATGTGAGTATCCTTATATGTGGGGCGCAATGGCTGTGCAAAATGTTTTTATTGATGAAGAACTTCCCAACCCAGGAGTCCAAATAATGGACTGGGTTAATCAAGGTAATAGTGTAAAAGCGGTAGTTGCAAAGGGCAAGTACCTAGATATTGGGACTGTAAACGGTCTTAAGATGCTGTATAGAGAGGAACTATAATGGCGGGATATCCAGATAAAGATTCTGGTTATATGCAATGGGTATCAGATTTACAATTGATTTCAACAGGTGCACCATCAGGACAAAGAATTTTGAGCAAGTGTTTAGATGTAGCAGAAATGTTAATAAAAAAGAACATATCCTACGGAGATTCTGCACTCACACCAATTAGAGTATTTTCAAAGTCAGATAATCTTGAGCAGATAAAGGTTAGAATTGATGATAAGTTAAATCGTATTGTTAACTCAGAAACTTATCCAGGAGACAATGATGTGGACGATTTGATTGGTTATTTAATTTTACTTAAAATTGCCCTTGACAAAAATAGGTCTAAAGAGGTATAATTAACTATGCCTACTTATCAATATGCATGCATTGAATGCGATGAAGATCTTGAAATTACTAGGGGTTTTGATGATCCAGAAGAGATACCAGAGTGTCAGATGGGGCACAGAATGAATAGGGTTTATAACACATTTGGCATTCAATTTAAGGGTGGCGGATTTTACAGTACTGGAGGATAAATGTCTGAGATAGAAGTTGCTGGTCAGTTTGATCAGATGAATAAAGTTATTGAAGAATTGTTAAAGGGAAACACTTCAGCACAAATTGCTAGAACTCTTGAGCTTACACGTGTGCAAGTTGAAACGCATATATCTACATGGAAAGAATTTGTTCAAGATAATAATGCAATAAAAGCACGTGCAAAAGAAGCTTTGGCGGGAGCGGATGAGCATTATAATATGCTTATCAAAGAGGCTTGGAATACAGTAAATCAAGCAGATATGCAAGATGCACTTAATGTAAAGGCACAAACACTTAAACTTATTGCTGATATTGAATCAAAGCGAATTGATATGTTAAATAAAGCTGGTGTATTAGAAAATAATGATATTACAAATCAAATTTTAGAGTCAGAGCGTAAACAAGAAGTTCTAGTAAGTATTCTTAAAGAAGTTACTGCAAATTGTGATCGTTGTAAATGGGAAGTTGCTAAAAGATTATCTGAAGTTACTGGACAAGTTGAAGCGGTAATAGTTGATTAATGTCTGACTTTAATGTATTTTTAGATGCTTTAAGTGGAGATGAGTTTGATGAAACTCCAGTTGCCATTGAACAATTTGTAACTGATAAAGCCTATTTAGGGCTACCACCATTGTCTGAAAATCAATATACAATGATTAAAGCTGCTACGCAAATTTACAAACAAGATACATTGATAAAAATTTATGGTGAAACAGAAGGCCGTAAAATTTTTAAACAAACTTGTAATGAAATTATTATGCAATTAGGCAAGGGATCTGGAAAAGATTATACCTCTACTATTGCTTGTGCATATGTGGTGTATCTTTTGTTATGCTTAAGAGATCCAGCGGTTTACTTTGGCAAACCGCCAGGAGATGCGATTGATATTATTAATATTGCTATTAACGCTGTTCAAGCTAACCGAGTTTTCTTTAAAGGTTTTAATCAGCGTATTGAAAGATCACCTTGGTTTCAAGGTAGATATGTAGCTAAAGCAAATATGGTTGAATTTGATAAAGCAGTTACAGTTCATTCAGGTCACTCAGAGTCAGAGGCTTGGGAAGGATACAACGTTTTGATTGTTATTCTTGATGAGATTTCTGGTTTTGAATTGGAATCAACATCTGGGCATCAAAATGCAAAGACTGCATCATCTATTTATAAAATGTATAAGGGATCTGTCACATCTCGTTTTCCAGATTTTGGAAAAATTATTTTACTTTCATTCCCACGCTTTAAACTTGATTACATTCAACAAAAATATAATGAAGCGGTGGCGGAAAAAGAAGTTGTTCTTAGACATCATAGATTTAAAGTAGACCCAGATCTTCCAGATGGCACACAGGGCAATGAATTTGAAATTGAATGGGAAGAAGATCATATCATATCTTATAGAATGCCTAAGATATTTGCATTAAAAAGACCTACTTGGGAAATTAATCCTACAAGAAAAATTGAAGATTTTACAGAAGCTTTTTATACAGATCCTCAAGACGCACTCATGCGTTTTGCTTGCATGCCACCAGATGCAACAGATGCGTTCTTTAAGAACCGAGCAGTCATTGAAAAAGCATTTGCTAATCCCAAATTAAATGTAGATGAGTATGGAAGGTTTGATGATAATTTCAAACCAAATCCTGAGCGTAATTACTTTATGCATGTTGACTTAGCTCAAAAGCATGACCATTGTGCGGTAGCACTGGCACATGTTGAAGGATGGGTAACTATGAAGATTGGTGAAAATTTTAAACAAGCAGCACCTAGAGTAGTGGTAGATGCAGTTAGGTTTTGGACACCCACGGCATCAAAATCAGTTGATTTTACAGAAGTTAAAGATTATATTACAGATGTAAGAGATAAAGGTTTTAATCTTAAGATGGTTACGTTTGACCGTTGGAATTCGCACGACATGATGCAGCAACTTGGCGTTCATGGAATTAAAACTGAATTACTTTCTGTAGCAAAAAAACACTATGAAGACATGTCTCTCTGTTTAACAGAAGAAAGAGTTCATGGGCCAAAAATACAATTGCTTATTGATGAATTGTTGCAACTACGTATTGTTAGAGATAAGGTAGATCACCCGAGAAAAGGTTCAAAGGATTTATCAGATGCGGTTTGTGGGGCAATATTTAACGCAATTGCATTAACTCCTCCAGATGCCAATCAGGAAGTAGAAATATACTCATATGATGGAGTTTTTTCTGCTGAGATTGAAGAATTAAGGAAAGAATCAGATGATAGATTAATTAAAAATAAAACTATTAAAATGCCTGATAAACCAAATATGCCTGCAAGCCTGAGAGATTTTCTTGGTGCATATGACGGGGACGATGAAGATGACTTTCGTATTGACAGCATGAGAATTATATAGTAGAATACACCTACAACAACAAACAAAGGATAATACATGTTAGCAAATGGAACAATCAATACTATTGAAGATGAAGATGATATTTATATTAGTTTAACTGCATTGTGCGAATATTTTGTACAATCATCAGTAAACATGAAAAAAGAAATTAAACATACTAACCCAGCAGATAAGCGTTATGCAACTGGATTATATGATATGATGCACACAATTGCAGAAGAGATTTGTGAATTAGGTAAGTATGAAGCACAACGACGTATGATTAATAGTCCAGAAGATCTTTTAGATATGATTGACAAGCATAACGGAAATATTGTAGAATAACTTAAGATTGGGGATTAGCTCAGCTGGCAGAGCGGGGCACTGTTAATGCCTAGGTCGTAGGTCCGAGTCCTACATCCCCAGCAAATTATTAACCAACTACTAGAAAGAGTATAATATGAATATGACAGCAGAAACAGTAGAAGAGCAGCAAGTTGAAAAAGAATATGTTCTAAAGGTTATTGATCGTTGCGATTCATGCGGTGCTCAAGCACTTGTATTGGTAAAAGGCGTTACTGGTGAACTAATGTTTTGTGGTCATCATTATGCAAAGAATGAAAAAGCACTACATGAATTTTCTTATGAAGTAATTGATGAAAGAGAAAAGATAGTGCAAAACAGGCTTATAGGATCTGCAAATTAATTTTGCAAGGTCCAATAGCTTAATGGTTAGAGCATCAGTCTTATATGCTGACGGTTGAAGGTTCAAATCCTTCTTGGACTACGGAGCAGTAGCTTAGTTGGTCAAAGCCCCGAACTCATAATTCGGTAATCGTCAGTTCAAGTCTGACCTGCTCCACCAAGTCCCTCTAGCCCAGCGGTAGAGGCAGTGGACTTAAAATCCAT